CGAAGCGGGAGCATTCGGTGAGGTAGGTTGGGCTCGCACATCAACGGGTCTCGCTCCAGTTCAAAGTAAGGACAGCAAGGATAGGACAGAAGAAGATCTTCCAGCTTTGATGGGCTGGACAATTCGTAATCGTTTAATGCCAATGGTTAATACCAAGGGGCTTACGCCCCCGGTCAAACCAAAAGCAGGTTACTACTGGCGTTGGGACGCCTTCCGGCAGGAATACCAGGAGACACCTATCGCTCGTACACGTGCCACCCCGTTTGGGTGGCGTCAGGGTTCATGGTGAGAGGAGGTGATTACAATGCGTGGTCGTAGAGGTCGCAGGTCCTATGGTCGTGGTCGTCGGGTGTTTTCCCGGCGCCGCGGTTCCGCGGGCCGTCGTCGGCGTTCATCGTCACCACTTCGCGTAGGGTTCAGGATGTAATGAAATGTTCATCCCCTTACGTTCATATGAGCCAGGCACACCCATGTGGTCAGTGCCTGGCTTGCCGTATCAACAAAAGGAGACAATGGTGTCACAGGATAATGTTGGAGAGTTTGCTGCATCCGCAGAACTCGTTTTTAACATTGACATACCAGGACGAAAACCTGCCGATATCGAACAGCGGTTTGCCGACCTTATCGCCGAAGCATTCAAGAAACTTTTTGAAGAGGTTGCGGAAGAAAGCGGAGCCGTCACGCTTGAGGTATTTTCTAGTCGGGGAGTATGGCGACGTGACCCAGAGACCTCACTACCACTTAGCCATGTTCGGGCTCTCCAACTGTCGTTTCGGAACGACACAGCTCACTAAACGCAAAACTCGGTGCTGTCCCGAGTGCGATTTTGTCCAGGAGGCATGGGGCCTCGGCCATGTGTACCTGGGCGAGCTTAACAACCAATCAGCCCAATATATCGCTGGTTACGTGTGCAAAAAAATGACAGGCAAGTCTGATATCCGGCTTGACGGACGTCACCCGGAATTCGCAAGAATGTCACTCCGCCCTGGGATCGGGGCGGACTTCATACCAGAGGTAGCGTCCTCGCTAATGCAGCATGAGATTGATACGGAAGATGTCCCTAATGTGCTGCGTCATGGGCGTGCTGTTTATCCTCTGGGACGTTATCTCAAAGGAAAATTGAGGGAGCATCTAGGCCGTGCAAAGGAGGTACCGGAATCAATCAAGCAAAAAATCTCACAAGAAATGCAGCCTCTGCGAACGCTTGCGTTCGAGAGCTCGCGCCCTCTCAAGGATGTTGTCCGGGAGGTCTATCATGGTGAAACACTTCAGGCAGAAAAGCGCTTTGCGCTAAAACGAAAAAAGGGATCGATATGAAACGTGGCAAATTTAGTCTCTCGAATTACAAGCTGCTGTCAGCGGATATGGGTGAACTCATTCCGTGTGGTATCTGGGAAGTTCTCCCAGGTGATACGGTTCAGGCCGCTACTTCCGCCTTGTTGCGGGCGTCTCCGCTCTTGGCTCCAGTCATGCACCCGGTTGATGTACGCATCCACCATTGGTTCGTTCCTCACCGTCTGGTCTGGGAGGATTGGGAAAATTTCATCACTGGTGGTCCGGATGGTCTCGACGCCTCTGTATTTCCCACTATTACTATTGGCGGTGGCTCAGGGGCTGCTATCGGCTCTCTTGCTGATTATCTGGGCGTTCCGACCGGTGTAAATAACATCGAGGTCTCAGCGCTCCCGTTCCGGGGCTATTCTCTTATCTGGAACGAGTGGTACCGTGACCAGGATCTCCAGACAAAACTTACGATCGATAAAACGTCCGGCGCCGACACAACAACAAACACAACACTTCAAAACATTGCCTGGGAGAAGGACTACTTCACCAGCTCGCGCCCCTGGGAACAGAAGGGCGCCGGCATCACAATCCCGCTCGGCGACTCGGCGCCAGTTACAGGAATCGCGACGTATAATCCCACTGCGTTCAACGGTTCCGGTTCTGCGCCTGGCTGGGATACCCAGTCGACTGATGACGGCGCCGCAAACGTAAATTACGGTACCAAATATTACAGTGGTGCGGGCGCTCTTATCTTCAAATCGCGGAAGATTGAAAACGACGCCGGCAATGTGTCCCCCGATATTAATGCGGATCTGTCGTCAGCGTCAGCAATTACGGTAACTGCACTCCGTGAAGCAATGGCACTTCAACGCTACGAGGAAGCTCGTGCAAGGTTCGGTTCACGCTATGTTGAGTATCTCCGTTATCTCGGCGTTCGTTCTTCCGACGCTCGTTTACAGCGTCCTGAGTACCTGGGTGGTGGCAGGGAGACTATCCAATTTAGTGAAGTCCTCCAGACAGCCGAGGGGTCCGATCCGGTCGGCGCTCTCAAGGGACACGGCATCGCGGCCATGCGTTCCAATCGCTACAGGCGTTTCTTCGAAGAGCACGGTTACGTGTTTTCTTTCATCTCGGTGCGCCCTAAGACGATCTATGCCCAGGGCTTGCCCCGTCACTTCAACCGGCGTGTCAAGGAGGATTTCTGGCAAAAAGAGCTGCAGCACATTGGCCAGCAGGAAGTTCTCAACAAGGAAGTGTATGCAGCACACGCTACGCCTGATGGCACATTCGGCTACCAGGACCGCTACGACGAATATCGGCGCACGGAATCTACAATTGCCGGTGGTTTCAGGGACAATCTGGATTTCTGGCATTTCGCCCGAATCTTCGGATCAACCCCGGCACTAAACGGCGATTTTGTAAAGTGCGTTCCAACCGAGCGCACGTTCGCTGTACCGTCGGAAGACGTGCTATGGATTATGACCAAGCACTCGGTCCAGGCACGACGTCTCGTCGCTCAGACCGGCACATCATTCATCTACTAGGAGGTTAAAATGAAAAAGATCAAAGGCCTCGAGCTCGAGGCACAAAGCTACAAGAGCAATATCGGGCGTCTGGACGAAAGAGGCCGGGAACTACTCGACGGCCGCCCCATGGAGCCCCCAGTTGGCTACAACCCTCAACCATCACTGATGGAAAAAATTCGGAAGATGGTCCACGACGCTCAAATTCAACGCGACCTGGCAAAGGCAGGCGCGGAAACATTCGATGAAGCCAACGATTTCGACGTTGGCGATGACTACGATCCCAGCTCGCCCTGGGAGCAATATTACGAGCCTACGCCCTTCGAAGCATTTATTGCGGACAAGGAGCAGGCACAGAAGGCGGAGCCGCCCCGGGAGCCCACAAGCGGAGGGGCGGCGCAGCCCCCAGCAGAAGGCACGCCGGCGCCCGTGAAGGGCTAGACACAGTACATACACTTGATATGTACTGTGTTAGGTGACACCAAAGAGGACAAAAACGATGGCAAGAGGAAGGTCCCAAAGGTCTTCAGGGCTGCGCGAAAACATCTCTTTCGCTAACCGGAGGTTGACAGCCTTAAACTTCACTACCAGACCGTTAACCTTCCTCCAAACCATCGAAGATCGTAGAGACTTCCACCCCGAGCAGGCCGCGAGGCCTGCTCGGTCTTTCTCTCGATCGGTCCATAGGCTGGCCGTTCCGTCTCGACGGACGGGCAGACTTCCAATAGGGGTCACCTTTGAGAATCCTACAAGGGTTCTCGTCTGCGTTCGACGCCAGTCCAGGCGGGAAGTTCTTTTCGCTGCTGGACGTACTGGCAAGGGCTCTGCCCTGGGCAAACGTCGACGCAATCACTATTCTGAAATTCAATGTTAGGAGGTTCATATGCCTTGGGCAGCACTCGCCAATGCAGTTGGCAGTCTTGCAGACAGTTTCTTCGACAGTCAGTCTGCGAAACAAAACATCAAGCTTCAAAAACAATTCGCTCAACAGGGTATTCAATGGAAGGTGGAGGATGCCAAGAAGGCCGGAATTCATCCTTTATATGCGTTGGGTGCGCAAACCCATTCTTTCGCTCCGGTCCAAACGGGCGGCGGCAATTTTTCGCAAATGGGCCAGTCCGTGGGTCGCGCGATTGACGCTTATCGGGATCGCGGTGAGCGCTTGGACGGTTTTACAAAAGCTTCTCAGTCTCTTCAGCTAGAAAATGGTAAGCTTCAAAATGACCTTCTCCGACAGCAACTTGCTTCAAATCAAGCAACGCTTAATC